GGTCATAGGCCTCCTGTCTCGATTACATCTACTCCCAGAGGTGACCGCTCTAAATAAATCCCATTTCATTTACCATAAGTCTCCCGGACTATTTATTTCAGGATTATAAAAATCTTTGTTCTTTGATATATCCTGATAGAACTCATCATATATGTTCTTTTCCACTAGTCTGTCCCACGAAGGATACCCACCTAGTATCTCCTCCACAGTCAGCCCACTTTGTCGCAGTTTCTTTAGATCATCATAGGTAATTCTTTCTCGCAATTTTTCGGTAATCTCTTCTATTCCTATTCCTAAACTTAGAACCAACTCCTGATAGAACAAATGCATTCTATCATACGCAGGACGATTCGAGGCATAGGTTGCATGCGCATGTCCGAGTACGGACAACATCACATCCACCTGATCACGATATTTTGTTGTTCGACCCCATAATGCTCGTACAAAATACTCTCGCGATTCTCTGTAAGGCAAAAAGTTACACTGTCCATGGCCTTTCACGGGGTTCTCCACAAATTGATGTTTTAAGAATGTTGCTCCTGTTATGCGCAGAAAATCCCCCTGAACCTGGGACAGGAAGGGCAAATTATCCTTTAAATCCCGTATCATTACAGAAAAATGCTTTTTCATAAAATTTGAGAATAATTGCCCATTAAAGAATTCTGCCGTCTCCCCTTCTCCTTTCTTATATAGGTGGTCATCTCCATATACTATAATTCGTAATTGTAATAGTAAATGCGCCTCTAAATCTTCTTGTTTTTCCTTTGGTGCATTATGAATCTGCCACACTGCAAACAAAAAGAAGTATAATGCCATTATCCAAGAATCCATATGACTCGTGTTAAAAGCTCCTGAAGGTACTCCACCTTGGACTACTCCCCACAAGGACCCAAACAACTGAGTAATTCTATTTATCATGTTCTTAATAAGAAACTTAATAATCATTTCTATTAAAGGGTAGTCTTCGTCATCTCGATTCAGTCCTATTGACATTGACGAAAAGTACAAATTTACGAAGAATTCTCGGACAGTCTGATCATACAGCTTCGCATCTCCCTCAACAAGTATCGGCTTTCTGCAGTTCTCAATATTAACTCCTAACTTCCTTGCAACCGAATCAGCTCCTCCCTTCGACCAAGGCATTCCCACACAAATTACTGACCCTCTTTCTTTATAATGTCGGAAGAGGGAGACCATCCTTTCTAGTAATATATATATTCCTGTCGGTATGTTAAACACTCGCAGTTTATCCTCCAAATTCTGCCAATCCTCGTCACTCCATTGTTTAGTAAAGGTAAAAAAATTTTCATCCTTTGGAGGTACTGTCCAATAAACTGCTGGCTCTACTCCCGTCCGCAAAAACGTAAGAATATCTTGTAAGTCCTGATAAAACGTATCTATCTTCTTTCCTTTATTCGACACTCGTACTGGAACGTCCTCGGTCTCAATATTTCGCGCTCCTCCTTCTGATAAACCATTTGATGCCCCTAGGTACATTCCATCTAACGATGCGAAATCGAGTTTCGCTGGTCTCTGTTCTTGGAAATTAATACCCATTGCTCTATACATATGCCCTAATGCCTCGTCCAGAAATTTTAAGGGCTCTCTAGGGCGGTCTCCTATTGGCTCTCGAGCCATAGACAAGACCGCTTTTGCATATTTATG